CTCAACACGAAGTGTTGAATTGTCAATAGCAAAGCCCCAAGATTGGGGGATAAAGGTTAAAGTGAAACTTTAAGGGGGGATTGTCCAACCCTTCGGGTTCAACGCCTACGAACGGTCTAGCTAGACGAATAGTCTAGCAGACCCATCATAACTACTTGTTACACAAGTAGAAAGCTGAAATGTATGGCGGATTTCACAGCGAAGCTGTGGGGGTGGGGTCTGGTTATCCATTTCGGTTAGCATCGCTAACCGTTATAATACATATATTCTCCCCACACTCTGTATTACTCACCTCTTTTTCGTGATTGCGGTCATGCACTATTGCGATCTTTATGCGCGAAGGGAGTCCTAACTCCCTGAGAAGCAGACATCTATGCGGTTCTGCTTAAAGTTTTACTTGACACTTGACTTTTTAGATTTTCTGTTGTAACTTCGTCCTGTTAAGCGTGTGAGGCGGTAGTTATGGTAGAGGAGCGGCGCTTTTGGTGCGCCGACTCTACTATATAGAGGTAAGAGACTGACGATTCGTTTAACTGTTGAATACAGGATAGCTATGCTTAAAAAGATAGGGGGTAAATACGTAGTCTTTGACAGCTCTGGGAAGAGGCGGTTGGGTAGTCATGCTTCTCGGTCTGGGGCTTTGAAACAGCTTGCTGCTATAGAGATCTCTAAGAAAAAGCAGAAGGGGTGATTTGGCTATCTTTGTAGCTATGAGAGCCTTCAAAGGAGACCCCAAAAAAGACGATGTTGTAAAGAGGATGCTTGCCAGTGGCAACTGGAAGCTAGGCCCTACTGGGGAGCTTCTTCGTGTTAGTGCCGAAGAAGCCAATCAAGCAGATCTACAGAGATCGAGAGAAGCTGCCAACCCTGCTAAGTACTCCCCTACTACGGCAGGCTTTATGACCCCTGAAAGAAAAGAGTATCTAGAGAACCTGAATAGACCTCTCACCCCGATGGAGGCAAGGGAGTATGGGACCGTCTCGTTTGACCCTTCTGAAGGTCCTAATGTAGTATTCGGTCTAGCTGCAGGGTCTACACCTGTGGAGCCTGTTGGGGCTCTTGTCAGTCAGGGGCTGAAAAGGGCTGGCAACACTTTTCAAGCCCTTAGAAAGGGGACGCCATTTAAGTCAGAGATAGATTGGGGTAAGTGGAATCCAGAGACTCCAAAGTATCCAGAGCTGATAAAAGAGTACAACGATATAGAGAGAAGAACTAAGCTTTCTGGGACGTGGATGAAGAACGCTGACGGGACTGACTTCGAGGGAACGCCAGAGCAGTTTATACAGCAGCGTAGCTCTTACTACAGAAAAGCGTTTCCTGACGGAGGCACTAGAGTGTATAGAGGTGTCGGCCCTAACGATTGGAAGCAGGGACCCGAAGCCCCGAGGTGGGACACAGGTGGTTACGATCCAGAAAAGGCGGTCCCCGCTAACCAGCCTGTGTTTTTGTCTGAAGACTTAGAGCAGGCTAGATCTTATCAAGGAGATGACGTTGCTTACGATAGCCCTTTCTTAGACTCTAGAACATACAGAGATCCTAGAGGTGGTACCTTCGATTTGCAAGCACCCTCTGGTAGTCGAGACATTGCCAGTGATCAGTCAGGAAGAAGCTTTAAGAATCTAGGAACAGTCCCAGGGGTTGGGCCATTTAGTTCTAGAGGCATAAGAAACTTGTCTAGCGAAAGAGAGCTGCTTAGATTCTACAACGACTATAACACCTGGGCAAAGCAAAACAACAGGAATCAAATAACGAAGTTCGACAGATCAAAGGCTATTGATGAATTGCCTTTATTTAAGGACATTGAAAAAGAACAGGCTTTCATAAAGTCGATGCCTAATGCTGCAAGTACCGATGATGTTGCAGACTTTTTGTCGAGCCCTCAGGGGAAGAAGTATTCTTCATTTACCGCTAGGGATATTGATGACAACTCCATGGGTGATGTTCGCATCCACAGGAACGAACCAGGCAACTACCTAAAGTCTAATGTCGGGAACGTAGGCTTCTTTGATCTTAGCGACCCAGATGTATTTAAGGCTCTCGCCCCCATAGTGGGCACGTCCGCTGCGATAAAGCTTGCAAAAAGCCAAGGTGTTGAAAACCCAGGAAAGAAGATGAGTCAAGGCGGTATGATCTCTATGAAGAAGAAACCGACTGGAATGTCAGCTATCAGAAAATAACTATCTTTACCGTATGAATTTTTACAAGAAATCTATGATGGCCGAAGGCGGCCCTATGCCGCAGCCCGAAGGGGAGGGTCAGATGTCTGAAGGCATGAAGCAACTCCAGATGCTGAAGGCCGCTCACGATAAAGCTATTGAAGAAAAGAACATGGAGATGCTCGGCAAGATCGAGACTGTCGTCAAGGACATGTACGACCAGCTCGACGAGAGAGGCCGAGAAGCTATCTCGCAGCTCTTCCCTGACCTCGACTTTATGGTGGACGACCAAGAGGAGGCAGAAGAGATGATGGAGGAAAGAGAAGAAAGAGAAGAGATGTCTTACGGGGGTAAGATCCGTAAGATGATGGGAGGTGGGTATATGAAGTACCCAGGCGGCGGATACTTCAAAATGTGAAGTACCGCAACGCCAAAAGAAAAAAACTAGACTCGAATATCGAGAACGAAAAGCGACGCCTAAATAATGAAGCTGTCAAAAAATCTCTCACTCGCCGAAGTAACGAAAAGCGTAACGGCTAAGCGACTCGGCATAGATAACACACCAGATGACTGGACTAAAGAAAATCTTCGCCAAGTTGCGATCAACATATTTCAACCTCTTAGGGATGCTTTCGGGTGTCCTATATACGTGTCGAGCGGCTATCGTTCGCCTGAGCTCAATGCTGCTATCGGCGGCTCAAAGCGCAGTCAGCATGTGGAAGGAAGAGCACTCGATCTGGACGCAGACGTATACGGACGCTGTACAAACGCTCAGGTCTTCAACTACATTAAAGACAATCTGGAATTTGATCAGCTCATTTGGGAGTTTGGTGATGAAAGCAATCCTGATTGGGTTCACGTCAGTTTCGTTTACGATGGCAATAATCGTAAGCGCTGTCTCAAAGCTGATCGTGACGATAAAGGAAAGACGTTCTACACAGTAATATTTGACTAATGCCATCACTAGGACTAGGACTCGGAATACATAAAGGAGGGGTACCGAAGAAAAGCTTGCTCCTCGACAAGTACGATATGGATGCAGCTTTCTCGCTGCGTAAAGTGAGGGCCGACTACAACGGCCCTTGTGTTCGTGTTAGAAACAACAGCGGGGAGCTTGCTGACATCGGGTTCACCTCTAACGGTGCGCTCGATGAAGCTGCTCTGAATGCTCACTGCGGAGCGAATGACGGAACGGTACAGACGTGGTACAACCAGTCTACTGAGGGAGGGAGGTACAATGCGGTGCAGGATACTGTAGCAGACCAACCGATTATCTATGACGCCTCAGCGGGAGGGTACCTTGGGTATGTCGAGAACACAGGTGATATGTACCTGCGTTTCGAGAATCAGCTTGCTGGTGTAACTAATGCGGCAGTGGTGTACGAGAATACAACAGCTCCTGCATCCTTTAGTGGTTCTGCCTATGTTGTTGGTGAGCACGAAGTTTCTGCTGCTGGCGGTAACGGTATTCTTGTTGGTCACAACAGTGTTAATGGATTTTCTTTTGTTCCAGATTCAGGAACAAACATCCAAACAAACACAGGCGAAGGTCAGAACGAAAAGCACGCTGGCTTTATTTATACGGGAGGCTCTGATAAGTTTGCTGTTGTAGATGGTTATGTTTGTGGGGAAAGCTCAGATGCTGGATCCGCTAATTTCGACTACATATTCACTAAGGCTAAGAATGACGGTGGTCAAGACTCTTTTGATTTCGTAGGCAAAGTGTGGGAGGTCTTCCTCTCTACTTCTGACCTCTCAGCTAAGCGTATAGCACTAGAGAACAGCATCCTTTCAGCGAACGGATTGACAGTCCCTGATCTGACGATGCTAGAGAAGTACGACGGAGCTGAAGGCGCGTTCTCTACGCGCTGCATCAACAGAGAGCACGTAGGGCCTATTATGGAAGTACGTGGCGCTCAAACGACTGCCGTTGTTGAAGACGTGTATCTTGATTCCACTGGCGTAGTAAACAAGTCTAGAATAACAGAGCTTTGTACTGACGACGAAGACAGCAACGCACTGGTTAATGGCTATGTAAAAACTTGGTATGATCAAAGCTCTTTTGGTTATGACGTCACCAATACTACTGATGCTCAGCAACCTGTAATCCACGACGCCACTAACGGTGTCGTTCTTCTCAACGGTCAGCCTGCTGTAGAGTTTGACGGGTCTGACGACATTCTTGAGTCGTCTTCTCAGACTATCAATACCGAAGCCATCATAGCTGTTGCCTCCACTAATAACGAGGCTACAAATGCTCAGCACATTATTCGCCAAGGCACTGCATACATAAGATTTGACGCAATCAATCATGTCGAGTACAGAAACAATGTAAACCTCAGAGACGACTCTGCGAATAATACCCCTGGCTTGGTAAATGACAACGCAGCTCTTGTCTCTTGGTACACAAAAGGCACTAGCTTCCACGATGCAAACGCTTCATGGAAGTGGTACTTCAACGGGGATCTCCTTGGCACTCAAACAGGAAATAACCTGTCTTCTGAAAGTGGGCCAATTAAGATTGGTGCGCAGACCGCTGCGTCTGAACGCCTAAACGGTAAGGTGTGCGAGGCGATTATCATAGACAAAAGAGACGCTCACTACGACAGCGCCGATCAGATACACCAGGACATCAACGCTCACTACCTCATCTACCAAGAGGCGACAGCATCCCCAACTTCTGGGTTCTTGGCTGACTACAGCGGAGCTGCTGCAGCATATTCTGTAAGACAGCTCGGTGACGCTAACCTCTGCATGAGGGTTAGAAGAGACGGTGATGACGCAGAGAGGAACATAGGGTTTGGTAGTGACGGGTTTGTAGACACAAGTGCTATCTCAGACTTCTGCGGTACTGACAACGGGTTTGTCGTCACTTGGTTTGATCAGAGTGGTAACGCTATAGATGCCACTCAAGGCACTCCAGCTGAGCAACCTAAGATTTACGACGGGACTGATGGAGTAATAAAAGATAATGGCTACCCCGCCACAGAGTGGTCAGCAGCATCGGGACAAAGTCTCGAAACCACTTACACGACAGACTCAAGTGAGTTTACTGTTGTGGCTGTAGCTAATGGTGATGACAGCGCATCCAATAAAACCATTGTACTCACCCCAGAAGCACTTGTGTTTCTTGGATCCGATGAGCTAGCCAAGCATATCCAGGGAAGTGCTGCGCAGACAGGTTACTCAAGTGCCGACTTTAACGATCAAGCTATTCACTTTGTCGGAAATAGTGGCAGTGAATCTTTCGCTGGGGAAAACGGAGATACTCTGACCACATTGTCTGAATCGACGTCTACTAACAGCCTGCTTAGAATTGGAAACAACGCCAATGAAAGTATTCCATTTCTCGGCACTATACAAGAGATTGTTTACTACATTTCTGATCAGTCTTCGAGCAGAACGGCTATTGAAGAAAACGTCAACGACGCCTTCAACGTCCACCCAGATGCAGACACCACTCCAGAGTCAGGATTTCTAAACGAGTTCTCTGGGGCTGCCGCTGCATACTCAGTACGTAAGCTCGGGGACTCCCCAGTAGCTATGAGAGTCAGAAAGACTGTCAGCGCTGTCGACTACTACCAAATCATCGGCTTTGATGCTAACGGGGATCTCGACACTGCAGCTATCGAAGAGTTTGGGGGTAGCAACGATGTATTCGTTCAGACGTGGTACGATCAGAGTGGGAACGGTAATCATGCTTCAAATAGCACTAATGCTGAACAACCTAAGATCTACGACGGAACGGACGGTATAGAAAAAGAGAATGGAATCCCAACCATTCAGTTTGACGGAACGGACGATTACCTTAAAGCAGATGGGTATATAGTTGAGCTGAGTCAAAACTCTGCCTCTGTTTTTGTCACAGCAAATGGAGGCACTCCTGATGTAAACACTGATTATCTCTTATCGGAAGGTGACTTATCCGACCCGTATAGTAGCAACTTCATATTCGGTGGAGGTACATCAGCTGGTAGCGCACCCGTTTTGTGGGTTAATGGAACGACGTTTGGAACCATCACGACTGGTCAACACGTAATAGGGTTTGACTATGACGGGACAAATTTCCAGGCTCACCTGGATGGATCTACCGCAGGATCATCTGGAACAGCCATTGTAAATTCAGAAGCATCTGGAGGGGGAACTCATATTGGAACAAGAGCCGATGGAACTACTGCATTTTACAATGGAAATGCGCAAGAGATTATTACTTACAAGTCAGATAAGTCTTCCGATCGTTCTGACATAGAGTCAAATATCAACAACTACTTCCTCGTTCACCAAGAAGCTTCTGCCTCCCCAGCTACTGGACTCCTCAGCGAAGCACCAAACGCAGCAGCTGCATACTCCGTGCGTCAGCTCGGTGATGCTAAGCTGTGCATGAAGGTGAGAAGAGGTAGCGACAACGCTACGAAGAACATCGGTTTTGTAGGCGGTGTTGTCAACACAGCAGCTATTGAAGCTTTCTGCGGTAACAGCGACGGCACTGTAGATACATGGTATGACCAAAGCGGAAGCGGTAATCATGCTATTCAGGGTACTGCTGGGTCTCAACCAAAGATTTACGACAGCGCAACGGGCGTGGTTACGGAAAACGGCAAGCCAGCACTGGAGCTTGACGGGGTTGATGATGGTCTTAGTCTGTCTTCTGTCATTGCTGCTTCAAGTCAAAAGTATACTTTTACAACTCATGCTGTAGATTCTTCAGATGCTGCTTGGTCTATTTTCTATGAGGCAGCAGCTACATATGTTGTCCCTATTGCTGAAAACGGAAGTACGACTCCAATTTCATTTGGATACACTTTGTCTGATGCTTTTAGAGACGGAACTTCTCTTGTCAGCGATATAAACAGAACAGGTCTTTACGATACATACAGCCCTGCGGGTCAATCTCTTACCACTCTTGATTTTTCAGGAGACGGCATAGGTGGTTTCTTTAACAGAATTAACTTTTTTTACACGGGTACAGCTCAGGAGATCCTGATATATGACTCAGATAAGTCTAGCTCTAGATCAGATATCGAGACCAATATCAACAATCACTTCAAGGTCTACACTCCGTTCACCACTGGACTCCTCGACTCATACCCAGGTGCTTCTGCGGCTTACTCTCTGAGAAGACTGAGCTCTACGTATACAGGACCAGCTATCGAAGTAACGAGCAACAGTAGCACGCAAGACATTGGGTTTGATACAGAAGGTAATCTCGATACGTCAGCTCTTGCAGCTTTCTGCGGGAGTAACGACGGTACTGTGTCTAAGTGGTACGATCAGAGTGGGAATGGCAACGACTTGGTTCAATCCACTGCAAACGACCAGCCTAAGGTTTACGACGGCACGGACGGTCTTGTAAAGATATCCGACCAACCTGCTGTTGAATTTTACGAATCTAATGGAAAGTTCTTAGAGTCTTCTAGCAATATAACCGTTGACGATTTCTTCGTTCTTAATGTGATAGAAAAATCAATTCATGCTGGAAGTGATTGTTTGTGGGGCTTTGGAACAAGCGGAGATACTGAGTTCCAGTACCTCGCCAATCTAAACAACGGTGAAGATTATTACATAAGGAGAGACAATGGTAGCGGAACTAACGTCAACAGCTACGTCGGAAGGCAATTAGATTTTGAAGGCCCTCACAACGTTGTTTCTCTCAGCTACGATCAAACAAATCCAGTTCTCAGGATAAACGGAAAAGTTGAGTGGGATGCTGATGCTTCTGGTGTTTATGGGGCAGATGATCAAAGAATAGTCTTGGGGAATACTCCTCAAGAAAACTCACCGTACAGAGGTAAGCAGCAGGAGTTCTTGATCTACCCGTCTGACATGAGAACAAAGGTTGCGGGTATTGAGAAGAACATCAACAATCACTATTCTATCTACGAGCAACCGCTTCTCGATGTTGTCCCTGATGCTGCTGCTGCGTACTCACTGCGTAAGTTGAGAGCGGACTACACAGGTCCAGCGATCAACGTATACAACGGAACGGACTACAAAGACATCTACTTCAGACGCGATGGCAGCCTCGACACAACGGCTATAACTAAGTTCTGCGGTAGCAATGACGGTACTGTAGCTATATGGTATGACCAGAGCGGAAATGCAAATCACGCAGAGCAGACGACACTTGCAAGCAGACCTAAGATCTATGATGGGACTAGTGGGATTTTAACGGAGGGCGACAAGCCTATTCTAAGCTTTGCGGCTAGTAATAGGTTTAATTTGTCGTCTAACCTCAGCATATTGAATGAAAACTTTTTCTATGTTACAGCAGAAACCGTTGATCTTACAGTGTACGGACTTGTTGATGACACAGATTATCTTAGAAATCAAGTTACCAGATATTTGCTCAATGATGGTGGAACTCTTTATGCATCGAACATAAGTCCTTCTTCAGGTTACTCAGTTCACAGTGTTATAAACGATAATGGGGCGTACCAAAACGGAACAAGGCTTGCTGACTTTACAAACGCGCTGACTATATCTGCTGACTCTATTTTAGAAGCAAATGCTGCTGGTTCTTATCAGGAGCTTGTCATTTATGATTCAGACCAATCTAATAATAGAACAACTGTAGAAGGAAACATCAACCACTACTACGGTATATACTGATCCATATTTTCGAGATACCGATAGAAAGCCTGCACTAACATGCGGGCTTTCTGCGTTATAGCATATCGCACTCTGTAGTTCATCTTAGTCTCGTCACGGAACAGATGGTCCTCAGCCGTCTGACTTGGAGTCAGCCTGTCGAAGTGTTTGTAGATATACCCCATGCGAGTGAGAGGCTGTATCATGCGCTCACTGAGCTTCTTCTTAGAGAACCCGTAGTCACCAGAAGCGAAGTCTAGGGTAAAGAACTCTAGGTCATACGCCCACAAGAGAAACTCAAGGAAGCTACCCGTTACGTCGTGTGATTCGCAAAACTCTATCTTGGCTATGCGGTAGTACTTAAGGTAGTTCTTGTTGAGGTATCTGTCCTGCATAACAGAGAACTCCCTGAACTTTCGGGTCTTACGTACTTTGGACCTAGGCATAATTAAATTCGTATCTTTATTGCAAAGATAGAACCATGGAACCTAAAGACCTAAAATTCATTGCAGACGTCTATCACTTGATCAAGGAGATAGAGAAGTTGGTAGAGGACAACGACATGGGGCACAGGGTTATGGCTGCGATCTTTGTGGGCGTAATCGACGAGGGTGAGCTGGAGGATCTGGCTGAGGAGGAAGCTGAGTTTGGCCACGTCAACATGCGCTCTATGTATAGCTTCAACGTAGATAGCAAGCAAGAGCTGGAGGTGATCAAAGAAATTATGGATGAAGCCTACGGCAATGACAACCCAGACCTAGACGACCTGCTTGACGGGTTAGGCATATCCCTTAACTAATGAAACACATTTTCCTTTTGCTAGCATTGATCAGCGGCACCGTCAACGCGCAGCCAAGGTTTGACACTGGCAACACTCACGAAGGCAAGTACTGGGTTGGTGGGGTCATGACTCTCGGCGGCATTGCTCTTATCAATTACACAGATGGGCCCACGCAGGCTATCGGAGCTGCATGGACAGTGGGTGGGATAGCTAACCTCGTTTCTGGAGAAATAGAGTCAGAGTATACAGGCTACAATCCCAGCGACATGAAATGGAAGAAAGAGGTTCTCCCCGTCACCACTATGTTCCTGGCTGGGGCTTTAAACGGCGTCAACCAAGATTTGCTCTTTCACTACCACGAGTTCCAGAACACTTTTCCTAATGCCAACCCGCAATTCTGGGACCCAGAGCTAAGCTGGAGAAACAAGTATATGAACGGAGATCCAGCTCAAGGTGAGGCTTTTACAGGATCGAGCACTATATTTGTAGCGGCAACCGATGGATATCACGCCACGGTAGCAGGAAGAAATTTAATGATAACCACATCCATCTGCCTCTCACCTAAGACTAAAGGGTGGAAGCCTTTTATCAAGAGAACGCTGTTGTATTCTCTGAGCTACGGCCTAGGGTTTGAGATGGTATATGGGAAACTAATTCAATAATGGACGAAGGACTTATCAGAAAGATCATCATCGGACGAGATCCGAAAGATGCTATGGCCTACTACATAGGCATGAGGGCTGGAGACGGGAAGGTCTCCGCCATACTAGAAGATGAAAGAGCTCTTGTGAAATACAACAAGAAGCGGTATCTTGTATACATCGAGACAGATGAAGGCACGTTGCTATGGAAAGCCATCGACGATATGCCGTGTATGCTTGAATTTGATTTGAATTTTTAATATGAAGAGCCTAAAGAAGTTTGTCGTTGAGCTTAAGAAAAGGCTTAACGACACAATGACGCTGAACAACGGTGTAGAGCTTTACGTTGACGCTAAGTACAACGAGTTCCAGCACCGTGTAACTGAGGGTCCAATCGTCTCAGTACCAGCTAAGTATGACTGCGGGGCGACTCCAGGCGACACGCTGTACTTTCATCACCTCGTAGTCATTAACGGGGGTCAGACGCTTACTGGCGAGGACGATCACTACCTCGTACACTACCACCCAGAGACGGCGACCGAATCACAAGCGATAGCCTACAAAGGCAAAGACGGTATTACGCTGCTTGGCGGATGGGGGTTGCTCGAACCAGTAGAAGAAACAAAAAACCAAGAATCAGATGCTATCGAAATCGTCAAACTCAAGGAGGAGAAGGTTACAAAAGGTCGTGTCGCTTTTACGGCTCCTTGGATTGAGGAGCTTGGCGTCAAGGTTGGCGACGTAGTGGGTTTCCCCAAGAACATGGACTACCGCATTAAAATTGACGGGAAGGAGTACTACAGAACACGAGCACACGATTTCCTCTATGTCGAAGAAAGCTGAATTTACAACTCTAGACGCCTCAAGGAGGCTTATGGAGAGCATGTCTGTCGCCATCGACAACATGATTGAAGAAGTCAAGAAGCCTGTAGACCCAGAGGCTGGAGGCTCAGCCCGCAAAGCTGAGCTGCAAGCCGTAAAGCAGACGGCTGTAGACTGCAAAGAACTTATTATAGAGCGACAGAAGCTCGAACAAATGATTAAAGAGTTAAGCGAAAATGGAAAGATCGAAGAAGAAAAAGACTACTCAGGAGGGTTTGCAGAAAGATTCTCAAAGTAAGTTTGCATGGTGGCAAGACGAAGTTTATTTAAATCACAGAATGAATATTATAGGACAAAACGGAAACAACGGTGAGCACTATTTCTGGGAGGAATCCTGGAACGGAGAAAACGAAGACTAATTCCTTTTCGACAGTCGGCCCTCTACGTAAAACGGGGCAATCAAACTGGGGCGTAGTTCAGTTGGTTAGAGCGTCTGTCTTATACACAGGAAGTCGTGGGTTCAAGTCCCACCGCCCCAACAATTTATTATATTTGCAATATGGGAGCCAAAAGAGATTACAAAAAAGAGTACAGGAAGTACGGTAAGAGCAAGGCTGCTAAGCTCTATAGGGCTGCATTGAACAGATATAACCGTCGAAAGGGAACATACGGTAACGGTGACAAAAAAGATGCCGCACACAGCGGACGCCGTATCGTAGGGTTTGTGAGGAGGGCTTTGAATAGAGCCAACAACAGACCCAAGGTCAGAAACTCCAAGTGACTCTGGGTACGCCCTCGTAGCTCAACAGGATAGAGCATTTCACTTCTAATGAAACGGTTACAGGTTCGAGTCCTGTCGGGGGTACTAAATTAAATTAACATGGCTGAATACATTTGCAAGTGCGAAAAGAAGCACGAAGAAAGTAAGAGCGGCGTCACCATTCGATTTGGTGAAGACGGTGCATATCACGACATCAAGTGCCCATGCGGTAAGTATATGGAGGTCAAGAACCCAAAGAGCGGTGTCCCCTCCCTCGGTCGTATGAATAAACTCGGTCAGAGCTACTGATGTCAACGCTTATCGACATAGATGGATATGAAGATAAAGGGATCAAAATCGACCCTAACCTTACAGAAGGAGAAAGTATTGAGCTCCACGGGCTACTCGTTGTGCTACCGAAAAAACCAAAGCGATCTGAAATTCTCTTCCATGACCAACCAAAGGCTATGCAGATGTGGCGACGCATTCCTATGCCCGAAGAGTTGCAAAAGATACGATCTATGGATGAGTGGTTCGAGAAGCCTTCGGAGTTTAGAAAGAAGTTTTCTAACTACATCGAAAAGGAGTTTGAGCGCAGGCGTAACGGTGTTTGGTTTTACAATGCTGGCGTCCCTACATATATTACAGGGAGACACTACATGCTTCTCCAGTGGTCGAAAATTGATATCGGATATCCTTACTATCTTGCCTTCCAACGTGAAATCTTTCTTCACATGGCTGCGTGCGAAGCTGATCCCCGTTGTCTCGGTCAGCTTTATACTAAGTGTCGCCGTTCTGGGTACACTAATATCTGTTCTTCTGTTCTTGTCGACGAAGCTACGCAAGTTAAGGATAAGCTTCTCGGAATACAATCGAAAACTGGTAAGGACTCTCAGGAGAACATCTTCATGAAGAAAGTGGTGCCGATTTTTAAATCGTACCCTTTCTTTTTTAAACCTATTCAAGATGGTACCACTAACCCACGCATGGAGCTGGCTTTTCGCGAGCCGAGTAAGAGAATCACGAAGAAGAATAAGACTTCGCAGAAGGGGGATGCTCTTAATACGGTAATAAACTGGAAGAACACCACTAACAACGCATACGACGGTGAGAAGCTCCACATGCTGTACCTCGATGAGGCTGGTAAGTGGGAGAAGCCTGTTGACATCCGTGACGCATGGCGCATTGAGCGCACATGCCTTATTGTAGGTAAGAGGGTTGTTGGTAAGGCTCTTGTTGGTAGCACCGTAAACCCTATGGATAAGGGCGGCAAGGAGTACAAGGCTATTTGGGAGGATAGCAATCCTATTGAGCGCAACGCTAACGGAAGAACTAAGAGCGGCCTGTATCGTATCTTCATTCCTGCTTATGACGCTCTTGAAGGTTTTTTTGACAAGCACGGAAATCCAGTCGTTGAAGATCCTGATAAGGATGTCAGCGGTATTGATGGTGATCCAGTTTCTCAAGGGGCTAAGACGTACCTCAGAAACGAAAGGGACTCACTAAAGTCTGATGCCTCGGAGCTTAACGAGGTGGTGAGGCAGTTCCCGTTTACTGAAGAAGAAGCCTTTAGAGACAGCGTTGAGGGGAGCATCTTTAATATCGGAAAGATCTACCAGCAGATAGACAGCAACGAAGACTTATACCCGAATCCAGTTGTGCGAGGAAACTTCTTGTGGAAGGAGATAGATAAGGAGGTTGCTTTTACTCCAGACCCTAACGGTAGGTTTAGAGTCTCGTGGATGCCTCCGCAGGAGATGCGTAACGTCGTCAAAGAAGACGGGGGCAAAAAGGTGCCTCCATTTGATCACCTTGGATGCGGCGGCGTTGACTCGTATGACCTTGACGCTGTTGTCGATGGTAGGGGATCTAAGGGGGCTCTGCACTTGTACAACAAGTTCAGTATGACTGAGACGCACCCGTCAAACATGTTTGTCGTGGAGTATGCCTCACGCCCTGATCTAGCTAAGATATTCTACGAGGACGTCCTTATGGCTGCTTTCTTTTACGGGTACCCACTCTTAATTGAAAACAACAAGTACGGTATTGTAAGATACTTTGAATCAAGGGGTTACGACGGATACGTAATGAATAGGCCAGACCACCTTAAGCCGCCAGGAAGCAGCTCCAATGTAAGGACCAAGGGTATTCCTTCAAACTCGCAAGATGTCATCCATGCTCACGCCCAAGCTATTGAGCAATATATCTTTGAACACGTAGGTGAGAGGGCTGATGGAAGCGTTGGAAACATGTATTTCAACAGGACTCTTGAGGACTGGATAGGTTATCGTATAGACAAAAGAACTAAGTTTGACTTGACGATTAGTTCGGGTCTTGCTCTCTTGGCTGCGCAAAAAGTCAAGGTAGAAAAGAAAGTCAGTAATTTTGACGACAAGAAGTTCTTTAGGCGCTATAAGCCTAATGCCTAAGAGGTTATTGTATTTGCACTATATTTGTGCTATAAAGGCAATACTGTAAATGTCCTACAACAACAACAATAAAAAGTCTAGGACTTTTCCAGATCCATTGGCTCTCCCCTCGGAGAAGTTGCAGAAGTCGTATGGCCTTAAGTATGCAAAAGCCATTGAGGGTAACTGGGGGAAGATAGACGATGAGTCTGCTACGTATCAAAAGCGCCGTAGAGAGTTCGAAAGGAACCGCGACTATGCTAACGGTACGCAGGACACCACAATATACAAGCAGATACTTAATAGTCTCGACCCTAACAATGGGGACGGGACTCTTCTGAATTTGGACTGGGCACCAGTACCTATCGTGCCCAAGTTCGTTAAGATTGTTGTAAACAAGATCCTTTCTTCGGAACCATATCCTAATCTCCAGGCTGTTGATCCGCTGTCTAGCAGCAAGAAAGACGCTAAGAAGCGCAAGCTTCAAGCTCAGATCAAAAATAAAGATCTGTACTCTATGATGAACCAGTCTGGCATCAAGATGGAATCAGATCCAAGCCAGATACCAGACACGCTCGAAGAGGCTGAAATCTTTATCGACACCAACATAAAGACCGATGCTGAGATAGCAGCTCAGGTTGCGACGGATATGACGTTGCAGTGGAATGATTTTAACGACTCCACTTTTCGTCGCTGCGTAAACGACCTCGTAACACTCGGTATGGCCGTCGTCAAGAGGCAAAATGACCCTAACTACGGTATCTCTACAGAATACGTAGACCCAAGTGATTTTGTCCATAGCTACACCGAAGACCCCAACTTTAAGGATCTCGTCTATGCTGGCCACGTAAAGACCATTACCATAGAGGAGCTCAAGAGGGTGGCTGGAAATGAGTTTACCGAGGAAGAGTTCGAGAAGCTTGCCAAGCAGGTAGCGGGAAAGTTCAATAACGACTCATCTGTATTTGGAAGAAAGTACCATGACGATAAAAGAGATCGCATGGTGTATGGGTACGATGAATACAGAGTTCAGGTTCTCGACTTTGAGTTCCTTTCTGTTGATTGCATGTACTTTGAGGATAAGGAGAACCGATTCGGAAACAAGAACTTCTTCTTTAAGGGTGAGTCTTACTCAGAGCCAAAGAGCTCTGTCTTTGAGCGTCAGTCGCACAAGATGGAGAACGGCACGGTTTACGGAGGAAAGTACATCGTAGGAACCGACTATATCTACGGGTACGGGATTAAGACCAACATCCCTAAGAACATTCACGATATCTCTAGAGCTAGACTCTCTTACTCTGTCGTTGCTACGAACCTCCGTCGCATGATGCCTAAGTCTATTGTGGGTAGCATCACTGGTTTTGCAGACCAGCTTCAGCTCACCCACCTTAAAATCCAGCAGGCGATCGCTAAGGCCAAGCCTGATGGATTGATTGTAGACATCGAAGGATTGGATAATGTGCAGCTCGGTAGAGGCGGTGAGCTTCAGCCGTTGGAGATTCAGGATATCTACGAGCAGACTGGTGTCTTCTACTACAGAAGTAAGAATCCAGAGGGTGGTTTCCAAAACCCACCCGTTCGTCCTTTGGATAACACCATACGAAACATCAACGAGCTTATTGGTTTGTACAACCACTATCTCCGTATGATTCGTGATGCTACAGGCATCAACGAAGCTATGGACGGTTCTACACCAAAGAGTGAAGACCTGGTTGGTGTGAGAGAGCAAGCTATAGCTGGAGGTAACAATGCTATCTACGACGTGACTCACTCTTCCATGATGCTCTACAAGAGAGTTGTAGAGGATGTCATTAAGTGCTTGCAGATACTCCCAGGGGACTCTCCGTTGTACTCTATATATGAAAATGCCGTTGGAGCAACCAACATGGGCGTTATCACTTCGTTTGCAGAGCTTCCTATGTACAACTTCGGTGTTGTAGTGAAGAAGCAGATGGACGATAAGGATAGAGCTTATTTGGAGCAGAACATACAGATAGCGCTTTCTCAAAAGGAGATTGACATCGAAGACGCTATAGCTATTAGGCAGCTCAGAGATGTGGATCAAGCCGAGCGCTTGCTTGTTGTCAGGCGCAAGAAGCGCATTAAGCAGCAGATGGAGCAGGCTCAGGCCAACTCTCAAGCACAGGCTCAAGCTAACATACAGACAGCTCAGGCTGCTTCACAAGCCAAGGCTCAGGAGATGCAGCTTAAGGCTCAGCTTGATATGCGTATGGAAGAGATGAAGGCTCAGCTTGAAGCCCAGCGCATGCAGATGGAGCACGAAATGAGAAAGGAGGTTGAGTTGATTAAGGCTCAGGCTACACTCGGATTTAGAACTGAAGATCAAGAGTTCAAGCAAAAACTTGAAGTTCTTAAAGAAGACAGAAAAGATGAACGAGTTGATCAACAAGCAACAAAACAATCTAAGCTTATCTCTCAGCGACAAGGACGTAGAGGTGAGCTTGATGAATCTCAATCAGTAAACGTAAATGACCTTTTGCAATAATGGCAAGCATTAACCTAGACAAGTCTTCTAGACTTGATATAAAGTGCAGAAAGGGGGATACATTTAAGATGACCCTTACTTTCGACGCTAATCAAAGTACCGCTAGGCCAGTTGGTGGATGGCAGATGGAGGTTCGCGAAACTGCTGACGACAACGGTGGGTCGCCAAGTATACCTACATCGAGCGTTGGCTTTGTTTACAGCGGCGACGGAACAGAGCTTACAATCACTATAGCTGCCTCCACTATGAATCTTATTTCTGGTCAATATGTTTACGATTTGCAGCACAAAAGCACCGACGCCACACCTATAGTTGAGACCTTCCTTCACGGAGTGTTTACCGTTATAGAGGATATAACTCTGACCACATAACATGTCTGAATTTAACCTGACATTTGGTGATCCGCTGATAGTCCATGTGGCCGCTCCAGATGCGGTTACAAACGTAGTCATATCGACTCCAGAGCAGCGACCTATTGTAGTAGCTCCGATAACTGCTGAAGGGGGCACACAGGGCGCTACTGGAGAGGGGGTCGAGCCTGGTGGCACTACTGGTCAATCTTTGGTGAAGGCCTCTGATACGGACTACGATACCACTTGGGCCGATAGGCTTGCCTCTGTGTCTGAGGACACGACGCCCGCCCTCGGCGGTGATTTGCAAGCTAACGGGTATGTCATAAACTTCCAAGATGAATCCTCAAACCCCGCTGGTTCTTTGGGGTATGACGTCGATGAGAAGACAATCTCTTACACAAATGCTAGCGGGGTAACGATAGAGTTTGGGGAGAAGAACGTGTTCTACGGTAAGGCCTCTGAACCTATCGCTAAGGGTGCCGTTGTCATGTTTGGCGGCGTGCAGGGCAATCACTTGCTTCTCAAGAAGGCCGATCAGCAGGCCGTTGGATTTATTCCAGAATGGGTTGTTGGTTTCGCTGCACAGGCCTTAAATACAAATGACTTTGGATATGTAGTGTGGTTTGGAAAGCTCGATGGTTTGTCTGGGTACAGCACCTCTACGTATTCCGAAGGTGATCTTTTGTACCTCGACCCAGATACTCCTGGCGGTGTTACGCTTACAGAGCCTGCTCCTGCAGACGGTCACAGCATACTCCTTGCAGCTGTCTTGACTCCAAATGATGGAAACGCTGGAAGGATTATCATCAGACCAACACACAAGAAAGACACTGACGAGGTGCCTGAGGGTAGCACTAACCTGTACTTCACTGACGCTCGTGCTCAGGCCGCTGTTGAGACATTCAAGGATAATGACATCACGTTTTCCGACGGCACTAGGTTGGCTGGCCTCCAAGCAGGCGGCAGGCTTGCCTTTAGGGATAGCTCTAGTCAGAATATACTCTACCTAGATGAAGCGACAAGAAACGTTGGGATTAAGGCGCTTTCGGATCCTACTGCTGCGCTCAACGTAGGTGGTGATGTAAACATATCCAGCAACCTTACCGTAGGTGGGGTTAATACAACTCTCGCAGACGGTTCAATACTTGGCGTGGGAAATGGTGATAGATTTACCATAGGTCCTATTTCTGGGTCAGCCAATCTTAACGTGACTGCTAGTACTGAGTTTGCTCAAATAACTACTTTCGGGGCAGGAATAAAAATTAATGGAGGTGGAATTAATAATGTAACCATCGACTCCCCAACTCTTGCTGGCAGCTATACGATCACACTTCCTGCCGACGGAGGAACTAACGGATATGTTCTTTCCACAAACGGTAGTGGGACTACATCGTGGGTCGCACAGTCTGGTGGGATTGATACATTCGGTACGCCTGCAGTAAATCAAATTTCTGTATTTACAGACGCAGACACTATCGAGGGCGACGCAAACCTTACATGGAATGGCTCAAGTCTTGCGGTAACTGGAGCAGTTAGTGCAGACAAAATACTTATTGATAGCGTATCCATATCTAGTGCTGGCAATTATGGTGCTGGATCTAGACTTCTTTCAAAGTTTGGAACTAATACAGTGGTTACGGCTGGAGATTTATATTACTTGGCTGTTGGTTCTTGGGCTCCTGCTGATGCCAATGCGGTATCCACTTCTACAGGGCTCATAGCTATAGCTGTTAGCTCAAGTAGCCAAGACGGTATGCTTGTAAGTGGAGTCATAAAGGTGGCAGACAACACTGAATTTAGCTTAGCTTCTGAGGGCGATGTTCTTTACGTTAGCAGAACGGCTGGTCACATAACATCTATCGCCCCAACTGGACCTGGTGACATAGTTCGAGTTGTTGGCTATGTTGTTGATGCAACCAACGGCATTGTTTACTTTGACCCATCTAAAGATTGGATTGAGATGTCATGAGTATAAACAAGGTTAGTGGCACTTCATGGTCTTCTATATCGAAGGTTGATGGCGTACTCGCATCCAATGTGTCTAAAGTAAACTCTGTTGAAGCTCCAGCAGACTTGTTGCTTGACACATACACTGGAGCTACTGCTGCCTATAGCTTTAGAAGATTAAATACAGGCTACAGTGGAAACTGCATAAAGGTTAGAAACGATAGCGGAACAGACCTCGATATAGGTTTTGTTGGCGACTACCTCGATACTACTTCCTTGTCTAGTCATTGCGGATCTGGAGGTGGTCAAATCACGGTGTGGTATGACCAATCTGGGAATTCAAGGGATGCTTCTCAGTCTACAGTTTCTGAGATGCCCACTATATTTTCTTCTGGGTCTTTGATTGAGGTAAACTCAAAGGCTGCAGCATCATTCGATGGTGGCGATAGGCTTATGACTGCTTCTACTCAGCTTCATACAGGTGCTTTTTATGGGACCTGTGTGGTTCAAAGCCCATCCACCATTGGTAACGAGCAAATTTTTAATCAAGACGACCCATCCAGTTCACCTTCACCCGTAGTAAGAATAGCACAGTACTTAAGGACAAAAGGAACCACATCGTCCGCCAGGGTTGTTGTGTTCAACACATCGGGTACCGCATTTGGAGATGACTCTCCTGCTATCGGAACCACTTCTCAGGTTCAAATATCTGCTTATGCTACCAGTAGCGGAGTAATAGAAAGTTTTGACGACTCTGCTACAAACGGGTCGTCTTCTTATACGGGTACTCTTAAAACTGGGTCTCACGAAGCTTCTATTGGAGCTAGTGCAAGAGACACGATTGATGCTGCTTTTAACGGGCACATACAGGAGATTGTTTTTTGGGATGGAGATCAGTCATCAAACAGATCTAACATTGAGTCAAATGTTGATGCTTACTACTCAATTACGTGATTTAATTATATTTGCGTTATGGCACTATCTGAAAGCGAAAAAAGCAAACTTAAAAGATTTGGTCTAAGCGGACTCAATAAACCCAAGAGGTCGCCCAGCGGCAAGAAATCACACGTTGTTGCCGTTAGGGTTAATGGGAAGATTAAAATTATCCGCTTTGGAGAAAAGGGTGCAAGTACCGCTGGGAAGCCAAAGGCTGGCGAGAGCGCAAAGATGAAAGCCAAGCGCAAGTCGTTTAAGGCTCGCCACAGAAAGAACATTGCTAAGGGGCCAAGCAGCGCAGCTTACTGGGCCAACAAAGTGAAGTGGTAATGAAAGCGCTAAAGAAGACAAAGCTTAAGGTCGGTGATAAAAAGATCTCAGTGGATCCTCCAAAGGGATACCACTGGATGGAGGAGAGTGGTAGATACTATCTCATGGAAGGAGACTACGCACCGCATCCCAAGGCAATAGAAAAAGCAGAGTTTAAAACCGCTTCTCATGGCTGATACGGCTAAGAAAAAGAATCCAGGGCTGTGGAAGAGAATTGTTGCTCGTATCAAGTCTGGATCTAAAGGGGGCAGGGGTGGTCAATGGTCAGCTCGCAAAGCTCAACTAGCCGTAGCTGCTTACAAAAAAGCAGGCGGAGGCTACTCAGGAAAGAAATCTAGTAGCAATTCCTTAGCGAAATGGACAAAGCAAAAGTGGCGTACATCAGACGGAAAACCATCAAAGGGTAAGAAGCGATACTTGCCAGACAAGGCATGGAAGTCTTTGAGCGCCAGTGAGAAGCGTGCCACCAACAGAGCTAAGGCTGCTGGAAACAAAAAGGGTAAGCAGTTTGTAAGGCAGCCCAAAAAGATCGCTGCGAAGGTGGCAAAGCACAGGAAATAAATAAGTTATATATTTGCAAAAACAATAGATATGGCATATCCAGGAGCACAACTACCTTCCTCGTTCTTTTACCTTGACGCAGCAACAGAAGCGACAGCGCCTTCAAGCAAGAAGTTTGTTGCCTTCACATGCGTTGAGGCTGGAACGTTTACGTTTAAGGCGTCCGAAAGCAGTGCTAGCCTCTTTGACATCAACGGCGCTGCCGTTGGTGCTAGCGGTGTAGACATTCCTCTTGAGGCTGGCATGACGGTTTACGGTACGTTCTCGTCTATTACGCCAGACGCCTTTGGAAAGGGTCTGGCATACGTAGGCTAATACAATAGAAATCAATAATTTAATTCATGGAAAACGAAAACATCCAACCACAAGAAACCGCTCAAGAAGGCGGTTTCACTTTTGTATCTGAGCAGGAGGTCGCACAAGCTATGGCACA